CCTCCCGCGAGGGGAAGTTTAGTCGCTATGCTATTAGTCACAGTCGTATGAAATGCCGAGTCGTCGTTTAGCGAGGCAGCTAATTCGTTGAGAGTATCCAGAGCTGCGGGTGCGCCATCAATTAAATTCGTGATTAGGTCATCAGCATATTGCTTAGTTACAGCATCAGTCGCCGCTGTCGGCGTTCCAATGTCTGTCAATCGGGCTGTGTTGAAATCTACAGTACCCGTCAAGGCAAGATTGTGTAAAGTTGTTGTACCGCTGCTTGCCGTGACATTACCAGTAAGATCGCCCGTAACATTTCCGGTGACGTTTCCTGTCACGTTGCCAGTTAGGTTTCCAGTAACATTTCCGGTTAGTCCACCAAAAAATCCAGTAGAAGCGGTGACAGTTGTACCTGTTATAGCTGCTGCTGTTGTGTTACCGATTATGATGCCGTCGATGGCGCCGCCAGTAAGAGCCGCATTAGCTGTAACTAACTGACCATTTACGGTCACAGTGCCGGACGCAGTTATAGCGCCAGTTGTAATTGAAGTAGGGTTTGTGCCTATTTCGATTATCGCGGCTGCGTTATCTTCGGTGAAGAGTCTTTTATCGGCAACATTGACCGCGAGTTCGCCCTGGACTAAATCCGAGCTAGTGGGTACGGCTGATGCCGTAGAGCTATTCTTGGTTATGATAACTGGCATATATCCCCCGTAATTTAAAAAAAGGGGGTAACTTAATACCCCCTAATAGCTTCAAGGAGAGTTATGCGTTAACAATAATATTGAACGCCGTTGTAGGCCGATATGCGATGCTGCCAAAAATGACATCACCCGTCATAAGGTCGGCTAACCACTCTTGCTTGTATTGAGTTTGAACACGAATGTCTTGTTGCATAGCAAGCACTAGACTTTGCTCATGCAATAACATCGCTGCTTTTAACTCGCCACCCGCGCTGTTGTCTGCGGCTGTTTCAGTCACAGGACAATTTGTGGACACCAGAATATCAATACCATAGATGTTACCGATTTTACCGTTGTCAACTGTACGGCTGTTTACAAAGTCAGAGCTAACATAACGGTCTATACCCATCATGGTTGACCTGGCGCTCGGAGGAACAACGAAATACCTATTATCGAAGGGAGTATCTACGTCATCCATCTTGACTATTGCTGCTCTAAACGAACTGTCAGTCAGTAAATCGCTTGTCGTTACCTGATCCGTAGCGTAAGTAGTTAGACCTGTAGAGGCATCTGAGTAATAAGAAGCACTGTTTACCCAAGAAGTACCATCACCGTCGCCTAGACTTTTACCTAGGTTATGGAGGTTGGTGTCTACAGTTTTTGCGAGCTGAAAGCCACAGTCATCAGTGTAAAACTCTTGAGAGGAATTAAGCTGTTGTATAGCTGCAATATCTTCCAACAGTCGTGAATACTCGAAATGTTGATCTATGTCGATCGCTACATTTCCGGCAGTATCGTTTTGAATTGTGACCGCTGCCCCGGAGGCCTTGGAAGAACTTACGCCCCTCGATGGACTTGGGACATTAATGCGATCTCCTTTCTTACCTGTCATTGGCATTTGTTTGACAATATTTGCCATAACAATTCGCGTTTTAAACGCGGCTCGTACCTGGTCGGAAAAAATTTCCGGAATGAAATTCGCCTGTGTAGTGACGTTACTGACGCCACCCTGGGCGGGATATACTGAAGTTGCCATCTGAATCACCTCATTAAAAAGAAATTAATTGAGTGATCCTTACGTTAGAGTTTGATTTTAGTCTGATACGCTTCTCTTATCTTACCTTCCGCGTACAATCTACGATAACGCTCTGGATCACTTATCTGTAGATTGACCATATCTTCGCGGGTGAGCGTCTTACCTGGCGCCTTTTCCCCTGAACCTTGCACTGAACCCGTTGCAGCCTTTCTTACTTGCTGTTTTCGGTCTTGCGTTTTTAACTGTTCAACTTCGGGGTCTTGATTTGCCGCTTTGTATTTAGCAAGCAGCTCGTCAAGGATTGGAACCTTCATCGCCCTTATCCCGTGAGTATAACTCTCGGTGTAGCTAGGTGACTGTGCAACCCATTGTTTAAAATCAGCCGAATCGAGTATAGCTTCCGCATCAGGATGTTTAGCTTGTAAACTCATTGCTGCATTTTCAGCTTTGAGTCTCACTAACTCCTCTTGCGTCTGCTTTAACGCCGGGTGATTGTCTACAACTTGGTGTACAGCACCTTTCGGGTCACCAAAATAGTCAATCTCTTTAGGCTCGGCTTTTTCAGGTTGATTCAGTTGTCCATCAACGAAACTTTGGGCGCTAACTTGGTTCCTTAAAGCGTCAATCTCGCGCCTTACATCACTGACTTCGTTAGACTGCCTTCCAATCATAGATTTCTGATCGTCTAGCATTTTTTCTAACTCTTCCCGTGACTTATCAGCGTAAGCACTTTGCGGTGCCGCTTGCGCCTCTTCCGCTACCTGTTTTTCAGGGTCGATAGCGTCTACTGGATCGTATTCGGGTTGATCCACCGTCTTTTGCTCTGCCATAACTTCCCCTCAACAAGTTGTCCAAAAAATTTGGGCTTGGTTTACGCCGGGCCGTGGGATTCGACTTGTCGGCGTTCTGCCTTTATTTTCTCTTGCCGCCCTCTCGCCCATTTCAACGTAGCACCTGGGAAGTCCCCGCTTATAACGTCGAGCACTGGCCTTGCAAAAGAAACTAATCGGGTTGATTGTTGCCGACAGACGGGGCAAACGATTTGTTTAACAGAAGTCTCTACGAATTTTTCAGTTATATGTCCATCTGGACACTTAAAATCATAAATCCTTCTGCTCATACAAATTTTCAACCTGATCCCGCAGCGAAAGCACCGAGGCGATAATGTTTAACTGTCCCTTTCGAAACTGTAAATCATCGTTATCTCGCGCCCTTTCCACTGAATTTATGGTGGCTTTATTATCTTCAAATTCATTTATCAGATATTGCCAACCATCTGTCCTAAATAACTCAAACATCGCTTCACAATATTTTTCATCATCTTTGGACAGACTCATGTAATTTTCACCGTAACAGCAATATTACTAATTGTAAAACACCTTATTTTTACTAATTTACCTAGTCGCTCTTTCCTTAATTGAGGTTTCAGCTATCTTGAGCTTTTTATTAAACTCATCTCTGCTAATCTCTCCGTCTGCTCTAGTCATATCAGCAATAGCCTCTATACGATCTGTCTCTTCTTTGATTGGTATAGCGACTGTCTCAGCTTGTATCTTCTTAGCTCTGGCTTGCGATTCTGTCGCTTGTCCAATCAACGCTTGAGTCTGTGATTGTGTGAACTCTAGCTGCGTCTGCGCTGTTGCTTGCGCTAATTCCTGTTGTTGTGGATCAGGACGCATTGAGTCATCAATTAAACGCTTAAACTCTTCCCTGTTGCTCAGAGACATATTCTCTAAGACTGACTTAACAATCATTGGACGTATAGGATCGTCTTGAGCCATTGGCTGTAGTAATTGCACTAACTGAGTAATCTCATACTCTCTTTGCAAAATGCCGAGGCTTGAAGAAACCGTAAACACAAAATCTTCCACCGGGTAATTTTCTGGATCAAATTGCATATACCTACAAGCGGCCATTTTGACAAAAGGTATTAAGAAACTTTCCTGAAAATTAACTAATGTGCGCTTTTGGCGCTTTATAATTGCCGAAAGTCCCATAGAAAGCGTAGAGGATGAAGTACGATTGATAGCCCCAGGCATACCCGCGCTGTCATAGGCGCCCGTAGCTGCTTGTATCTGATTCTGTAACGCTTCCGCTTGAGCAAAGGTAATGTTCTGTACTTGCCCGAAATTAAAGGGCTGTAGCACTTCTCGCGGATCGCCGTTAGTAAGAATCATTTTGCCTGGTCTAATTTCGCCTTTTTCTCCCCTTGGTTTTCGGGTCGCATCCATAGCCATCATTGGCACGTTAGTCAAAGCTAGTGCATCTATACGGCCCCTGATTTCTGCATCGAGGGCTTTTTGCGAATGAAATGCTTTTTCAGTAATGCCTCTACCCCAGAACCGCGAGGGTACGACATCCCAAGGAAACGATAAGACAGGTCTATCTTTCATCATGTACGGATTAGGTATCGCTTTCAGGATAGTTGAGCCGTTAGCAATGACTACACACGCTTCAACGTAATAACTTCCCTCCGACTGTATATCAACCTGTACATCTTCGACCTCATAAGCAATAGGATTGTCGTCCTGTTCCTCAGTAGGTGCCTCTTTGATTTCGTCGGTTATTTCATCTTCAACTTTTTCGGCCATTTCATCATCAAGTAGGTGTCGCGGCACCAAGCCATAATATTTTGTTAAGCGAACGACATCATTCGGCTGCTCGGTCAAAGTTGAGTCAACTTCTAAATTTTCTGTTGCCCGTGTACCTGATGATTCGATAGTGACATCGCGGTAAATACCCTGCTCTTGCAGCAACTTGATTGAGTGCGGAGAAACATCTTTATCAATCGCTACCCCTAAACTGCTATCGATGTCTGTCGCGCTCGGCTGTATCAAAAAATTTTGCGGTAAAACAGGCTCTAGCTTAACGACCGCCCTTTCAGTTTCAGTAATACCCTGGGCCAGTGCATCACCCATATTTCGCGTAGCGGGTTTCACTTCATTTTCTAAATCAAGGACAACTTCGGCAATTCCAGTGCCAAAAACTGCCGCATTAAGCAAAACTTCACCAATATCTTTGCGTACTTTTTGTTTTTTAAAATCTTCACCGAGTTTTTGCTTTAAATACTCAATTTTTTGCTTATCTATCGTTTTTTGACGCATTTCTGCCTGAAATTGCGCTTGTTCCTGTTCGTTCATGCCTTCTTTCATGTCAGGAATGACAATATCATCCCGAATATCGAAAAATTCTCCCCTTCCAAACGTCGCTTCTTCAATTTCAGCGACACTCGACTCGATTGCTTGTGAGGTTGCCGGAGAAATTAGCTGTGATCTTTCGCTTTCGCGTACTCTGTCGTTAGGATCATAGTGACCTCGCCAGATACGGTAGTATTCGCGGAAGGTTTGCTTGTAGTTGTTTTCATAATGACGCTGCCACTCATCGCATTTGGTCATAATCCAAGCGCCGAGGCCGTTATCTTCGTATATTCTTTGCTCTAAATCTTCGGTTTCCATGTTAATACCCCGCAACTACATCATAAGGTTCGTAGTTATCTTCAATATATTCATCCACATACACGATATTAGCCATCTGGTCGCAGTAACTTAGTGCATCGACGCAATCATCATGGGTAAGTGCATCTGGGAATTGATAGAGTTCGTCTAAAAATTTGTCGTTCCAGGCGCCACGATTAAGTCTTATCATTCCGTTCTCAAATCGGCCTTGCAGCGCCCACATAATCCGATCTGTTTTGTTTTTGTTGCCGTGTGTTAATTCTTCAATCCTGAAATAAACGGCGTGTTGTCGCATTAAGTCACTTAGTGGTGACATGACTGCCTGTTTAGCAATTCCTCTCTCAATACCGACCGCGAGAGGTTGATAATCTCGTACAGCTTGAAAAATCTTCATCGCTGTTTCGTTTAAGTCCCATCGGCCAGAAATTATGTCTTTTACCCACCAACCGTCGGCGTTGACTTTGACTATCGCTATAGCCGATGAGTCTAGGTTTGTTTTTTTTCTTCTTCTGCTCTGGCCGACCTCTGCGAATCCCGCCAAGTCAATGCTGATATAGTAATCGCCAGTGGTTGGCTCTTCGGTTTCGAACCGAACCCAATCTTCCTTAAACATTTCTGAACCCCGCGCTTCAAACGAGGCCATATATTCTTGTCGGAATCCGAAACTGGACATTGATTTTTTGGCGGCATTGATTTCCTTTTTATCTAATAGATTGTTGTCGTAAGAAGTAAAATGGAAGGCTTCATGGTCATCAAAATCCATCGCTTTCTTATACAACTCGTAAAAATGGTTTCGCCCGGTCGGTGTCCCGATAAACAGAGCCGATGAGTGCGGCGCCAAGTCAGTCAAAGCAGGTCTTAAAACCAACTCCCAAACACTCTCCCGCATATCACTGTACTCATCGATTGCTAAAAATGAGATTTTCGCGCCTCGAAGCGTCTCAGGCCGATCGCTTCCTTTCAGCGATATTTGTGTCCCATTGACGAGTTTGATCTGCATATTGTTGATGTGGTGCGATTCAATAACGCTACTACCCAACTCCATAAGCAAATTCCAAAGAATGTCTCTAGCCTGTCCTTGCGTGGGCGCCACATAAAAGATTTCACCTTCTGTTGTTTGTAATCCCTTGACGAGCAACATATAGGCCGCCAACCGAGACTTTCCGGTTCGTCTCCCGGCAGCCACAACTTTAAACCTGGCTTTACTGTTCCAGACTTTTTTTTGCCAGGGAAGAAGGTCAATATCAAAATCCATTACATCCGCTCTAAATCCGCTCTAAATCCGC